TTAATTCCGATGCCGACATGCTACGAAATGTAGTTAACGACCAACTGTTGCCCATTTGCGCCATGCACGGAGTAGCTCCCGACGGATTGAGGTTCGAGTGGGATAAACCCCTCGGCTACCTAGCAAGCGAACAAATACAACTCGAACAAATGTTGCTTAACCGATACACCATCGACCCAACATATTTTGTCGAAAAATACAACATCCCCATAACAGGCGAAGCCAAAAACCCTTCTGCGTCAAACGATACCAATTTTAGGCTAACCAATGCACGTTTTTTCGACTAAGCCCCGATGTCAAAATTAAAGGCTTCGGGGCTGCCATGGAAAACTATTACAACCAAGGCGGATGCCCAATTCATGGACACATGCAACTGGCTAAAAAACCAAACGTACCCAAATCCGGAATCGACCAGGAACAATTCAACACCATAGCAAAAACAATAAAGGCCGAAACGCTCATACAGCCCGACCTCTTTAATTTTACACGCAACAACCTCAATGCGGCAGTCCAAAAAGTCTATGGAAACCCAAAATACGACACGCCCGAATTTGCATTTATGCAAAAACTCTTGCGCAACTCCGCGCGCTTCGCAGGATACAAAACAGCATGGCAAACCGAACATATAAAACAGGCCGTAAAAGAGGAGCAGTTGGCTGCCATCAACAAATCCTACAACCACAACTACATGCAAGCCGAGTACGTACATGCAGTAGGAAGCGCACGTGCTGCCAAAAACTGGCAAAATTACGAGCAAGATGCCGACCTATATCCGGCATTGGAATACATGCCCAGTACAGCCGCCACGCCACGAAGCGAGCACATGAAGTTTTATGGTGTTATTAAAGACCTCACCGATCCATTTTGGGACACGTGGATGCCACCATCCGATTGGGGTTGCCAATGCAGCGTGCAGCAACGCCGAAGCTCCAAAGGCTCGAAACCCGAACCCGAAGAGGTTACCCTGCCGCCAAAAGCCATGCGAAACAACCCCGGCAAAACCGCCGAACTTTTCACTAACGGCCACCCCATGATTGGCAAACTGGCCAAAGAGGATAGGGCGGTCATTGATAGGGAGTATGGGCGTTTGGAAAGAAAGGCTATAAGAAACGAGGCTATTGAAAGCACATCAGGCTTAATTGATAAGCAATTATTACTGGGTGGCAATAAAGTGGGATTTACCAGAAGCGGATTGCAAAAAGCAATAAATCAACCACATAAAAACGATATAATTAAAAATACATTCATCACACAATTAGACGAAATTTTTAAAAATGCTAAGTATGTTAAATCCATTGACCCTGTCCCCAAAAGAAAACAAACACTATCAAAAACTCACATCTACTCTTTTGATGTTATGGGGGAAAAGAACTATATATTGATTTGGGAATACAGGGGGACAGGAAAGATGATTTTTCACTCTATTGTAGATAAAATTAAAAGTAGCAATTAGGTAAAGACAATGGGATTACAGCCCATGCTTTTCTAAAAGCTACTTTCCGTACAAATATACAACAATAATCCCCTAAAAGTCAAGTAAAATGGAAAATTTAATTCTAAAAGAGTGGAAACAAGCGTTCATCATTGAGCAGCATGTAACAGAAACAAAGGTAACAACCACTGTTAAAGGCAATGGCGACTTGCTGTTTTCGCAAACAGTCGATAAGTTGACCTTTCAAAACCGTGCAGCACAAACCTTTGTCGATGAGTTTATCAACCACCTGCTATTTCAAAGCCGCCACAAAAACCCTTGAATCGCATACCAAAAGAAATTAACAAGGCACTGCCTTGTCTCTATCTAATCGAAAAAAAATATGACCCCAAACCAACTCATAGCAAAAATTAAACGTGCCGAGGATTATCTAACAAAAAACGCCCCGCGCATTGCAGGTATTGAAGCCGTAAATCACTTTAAAAACAGCTTTCAAAACGAAGGATTCACCGACAGCCACCTCGTGAAGTGGAAAACACCAAAACGAACCGTAACCAATAGTCTATGGTATGGTTTCCGTTATGGAGCACAAACTCGTTTGCCAAACAACCACCCAAGGCGTTGGAAAACCAAAGGAAAGTACAAAGCCCGAAAAACAAACCCCATAACCAATTACAGCCCCGCTGCCACACGAAAAAAAACATTGAGCGGCACCACTGGCGATCTGAAAAACAGCATCAGTTACACAGTTCAACCCGGAAGGGTTATCGTAGAAAGCGACCAGCCCTACGCACGAGTACACAACGAGGGATTAGAAGCCAATGTATTTGGACGCAAAGCCATAAAAATGCCCAAACGCCAATTCATGGGCAACTCCATAAAATTGACCGCCAAAATAAAACACGAAATATCAAAAGACCTAAAACAAATATTATCATAATCGTACAGACGCAATGCATTGCGTCTCAACAGTACAGACGCAATGCATTGCGTCTCCACCTAAAAACACTAACCTATGACTAAAGAAATCTACAACGCCATAGCCAACAAACTGGCTACCGTAACCGACAACAACGGAAATCGCGTATTCCGCCACATCGACCTATGGAACACACAAGTCGAATTTCTCGAACAAGAGCAACCCTTTGAAATGCCCGCCTGCTTCATCGAAATAACGCCCATACAGTGGCAACAATTGGGCAGAGGAGCACAACAAGCCAATATCGACATCGCGCTCCACATCGTTACGCAGTGGCAATTGCCAACATTCCACAATGGAACTTATCAAGCAGCCGGAACAGAGTACCTTGATATTCCCAACCACGTCTGGGCAGATCTCCACAGGCACAGCAACCCCGCATTTGGCACACTCATGCGTATAACATCGCATGTAAACCACAATCACGCCGAAATCATAGACAGTGTCGAAAATTACAGAGGAGTGGCTCAAATCGTACCGCAACAAACCGAAACACCCGTTACCGCATCGCCCGTAATTACCATAGGGCAATAAGCTATAAAACAAACAGGGGCTTCGCATAAAGCGAAACCCCCGTTCTGAACATTCAAATCAACCAAAATCAATCAAAATCAAATATCTTTAATTGGGCCGCATTAATCGCCCGCTGCTCCTCTTTGCGCTTTTCCAAAAACCTGAGCTCCGCCTTAGCGTTCGTTGCCAAGTAGTTGTAAAACGTGCCAATACTGATACGGTACAACGGAAAAATCTTTGTCTCATAAACCCACTGTTGGGTACTGCCATGTTCGCGCGTATGTTGCAGGGTTATCTCCTGAATATCGATAATTCGTCGTAATATATTCTCGCGATTGTAGGCCATAACTAAACTAGTTCCGTTTCCTGCAAATATAAGCATTCTTTTTTTTGGTTTGTAAAAACAATAAACCCTCGTTTTTTCGTTTCAAAACACCCGCTAACTCACGCTGAAACGGCATACAAACGCCGTTTAGCTACTAGTTATAACCCATTGCAATTATCACGACCCCATTTAGCCCAATGAACTGCATTTAAGTAGCGGATATACCCATCCGAATAAGTATCAATATCTATTTGACTTAATGCTATTGGTATTTCCTCCCAAATATATTCCTCTATTTCTTTGTCAGTAAGCAACGGGGTTATAACACCAGCTATATTTAATTGCTGGTTCTGTGGTTTTTTCAAGTTCTGTTCTTTGTTCATAATTTATCGTAATTTGATAGTTTAGTATTTCAAAATCAGCAACTAAACATAGCTGTAAACGTTAGCCACAATTAAACAGAACGCTCGTTCATAAGTTTCTGCAATCTTTGAGCAAATTTACTTTCGACTGCTTTTTTCTTTTCGTCCAGTTTATCGGAATTCAAGTCAATGCTTACTTCATTCCATTTTGCAACTATCACAATTATCCAGTAAATTGAATAAAGTGCTATGAATATTCCCCACCAAATTCCGCTAACTTGAAAATGGTACAATAAAAAAGTGTAAAGAATCGTACTTTGAATTGGAAACTTTACTGGTGTGTTTAAAATTACAAATCTTTTTTTCATTTTATTTATGTATTAAGTGTTTAAAAATTAATAACTAACTGTGGCTAACAAGCTACTCCTGCCATTCACCAAGTATCGGTGTAAGGGCTTTCATTTCGTCAAGTGTCACGGGCTTACAGTTCACTTCTTCAATGATCAAATTGCAAGTAAGCAACCGATCGCCTTCGTAGGTAAACTCGACCTGTAAAACACCCTTAGCATATCGGCTTGTATGAAATTGGTCGTGTTCATAGTGCTTAGTCATTTCAAATCCAAGCTCTTTTAACTCTTTTTCTGTCATCCTATTACGTTTTAGTTGTTTATTACTCCTTGGTAACTTGGTAACCCAGTCACCCTCGCACACGGTCACTTCTTAACTCGCTCCTTCAATCCAATCCAACTGCCTATAAGGCCGCCACTGAGTGAGCCAACAATAACGGGGAGGTACTGCCAATCAAAATTGACTATAATCTCGTTCATACTCACTGCGCCAATGGCTATGCTCGCCAACCAGCTGATGTGGACAATTGCGCCCGAAACAAGCACGTGCTTTAAATTTCCTTTGCTCACAGCGCGTACATTCCATGTGCGACAACCAATGAAAATCAATTGGGTGAGAAATACGGTAATGGTTAATTTTAAAATCATTTTAAAAGGGTTTTATCGGCACGTTGCATGCCTGTTTTTTAATTTAAAGCCGCCAACATGGCACTCAATTCGGTGGTTATCGCTTTAGCGTTGCGCATAGTTTCGGTCTCTTTGCGAAAAGAGTTGTAAAGGGCCCGCAACCGCATTACAGGAATGGCATTGAAACGCTCTGCATTGGCAGCCCTGCAAGCCACGGCCTTTACATAGTCCATATTGCAATCGATGTTCATTTGCCGCATAAGGGCAAAAATAGCAGCAATAACACGCTTGCGCCAAACATCGTCCTCGCTTTTGTGCTTATCCGTCTCACGGCTCAGTACCGCCACAACTTCCAGTAATTGTTCCCGGCTAAGCTCTACGCTCGAGGTAACACCCCATGCGCTTAAAAAGTCCATCCGATTATCGGCACTCATGCCCAACGTATTGGCCATAACGTGGTAACGCTTTATCAATGTGGTTTTTGTAGTGGTTTTTGTGTTCATAGATTTACGCTTTAGTTTTAAATACATCAATACTGACAGATATTGCCATACGTACAATAGATGCAATCCATAGTATAGCCAACAGGAACAATAGTGCCCCCCACATCCACTCCGGCGCATTCCAGTAGTCCAATGCCATTATAATCACAACAGTGTTAATTGTGGGCAATTTTGCTGGCATATTTGTCCGTTTTATCACTTTTATCTTATCCATTTTCATAATCTCATTGTTATTATTCCGTTAAACCGCACTCATGCTCAATGGCATCCATACATCTCTGCCCAATTCATCTTTATACTTCGCCTTTATAAAGGTCGATGTCCTTGCCGGTCGGTAAGCATCACGAATCAAATCAACCGCCTCTATCAGCTCCAAATCGCCTATTTCGGCGGCACGTTTTGCAAGGTCTAATATGCGGTTGGCGCGCAATACTCCTGCCTTGTTGGGCTTCATAAGGTCTTTAATCAGTCCTACCAATTTGGCACTCTGCTCGTCGCGTGCCAGTCCTTCCAACCAGATATTAACCTTCCCTAGACCCACATCCACCGTTTCGTCCCATCGGTCTATCACGTTGTGTCCAATCATAACACTCAGTTTGCCGTCGCTTGTGGTAAAAGTATGGCTCGACTGAGCATCAAACTTCTCATCATCCAATTGATACAACTCTCGCTTCAGTGCCAACACCGTCTCAAAGGCATCAAACATCTTGCTTTTGGCTTCCGCCAACCCGGTGCTTATAATGTTTAAACGTCCAAACGTTTCGCGCACCTGGGCGTCTTTTATCTCCTCGTACTGTTTCCGCTCAAGAAGTTCTTTCGCTTTTTTCGCCTTTTTGTCGGCATCCAATTGCTCGTTAAGTTGCTGCAACTCTTCGGGCGTTAGTTTACTAATGTCAATCATTGTTCTCAATATTTAGGGTTATTACTACTTGGCGTTGAACCAATTATATATTCTATTTCTCGTTTCAGATCGTCGGATTTCTCTATCATGCGGCGGGTGTCCGATGCCACAACGGAGTATGTCGATCGCATACGATTCTCCTCCTTGTTAAGCCAAACCATACGGCTCTCAATTGTATTTAAAATCTGCTCTAGCTCACGCTTCACGTTGTCCAGTGGTCGGGGTTCAAAACTCATTGTCTCCATAATCATGTTCTTTTAGTATTGGTTAATAGTAGGTTCGGGATAGACCATAATTCCATCAAACTTTGGAAAAGTTCCCTTAAATCGTTGTAAATCTTGCTCAACGGCGGCAATCCGCAGGTTGTGGTTTTCGATACGTTTTACCAATATTTCGTAGGCTCTACAATAATCGCCAACCGTACCCTCGGCATGGGTTTGAGCCAAATTGTCGATCTCTATATATAGAGATTCGCGCGCTTGATTTAGATTGCTTAATTTTCGTTGCGCACTCTCAATGTCGCTGTCGCCGGCGGTGCCTCCTGCCGATACCACAACATCAAACAAAAAATCATCGGTTACCGTAAATGTATCACTTAGAATATACCTATTCTCAGTGCGCTTGTCGAGCTCTAATGCTCCTCGAAACCGGAGCTGTTCTGCCGTTTGCTTCGCATAATCGCAATCCGCAATCCGCAACATTCTTACCCAACCACTTAAAGCGTAACTTTCGCCCGCACATATCTTCTGCACCTTTTTAATAGCATAGGACATGCGTTCCATTGTGTTGTTGGTTATTGGTTTACTCATCATGCTTAAATTTTTCGAATCGTTCAGGCCATACAGGGAAAGGCTCGCCACCGCCATAACGGCTCTGCACAAATGCTCCAAAGCCTTTCACGTGTATTTTAACCATAGCTTTGTGCAAAAATCGGGTGGCATCGGCACTCAATGTGCCACTGCCTTCTACCTGACTAATAAACACGAACAGTTTGTGCGGAAAGCGGTCGAGCAACTGTTCTTTGGTCTCGCGGTAGTTGAACCCTGCCTCTTGAATACTATCAATAAACACCGTCTGTGCCGAGTGTTTCTTCTCCAGATCCACCACCAATTCCGCCATTGTGCCGGGTTTCTCTTCGTATTTCAGTTGTCGGGCACTGGTATCCTTAGCTCCGGCTCGTTCAAACTGCTGGGCTATACTCTCGCTATCGCCCTCCTCGTAGCCGTAATATACTACACGCTTAAAGGTGCTCATATATGTCGCTAGTTGAGTTGTGAAACTGGTTTTGCCGTTCCGGCTCCGCCCATATATAAACCAACTGCCAACCGACTCGGGCTTGCCAAAAGCATCCACCCACGCTCCATCAAAGGGAAGCAACTCGCGCTTGCGTTCTATGAGTTGTTTAATGGATATTGCCATAATTATCGCTTCCCTTTTTTTAGTCCATAAACCTTGCGCTTCACTCTCCTAAAATCGCCATCGCTATCATCAACCACGGAGTTAATATGCTTAGGCTCGGTTATGCCGTTGGCCATGCACACCTGCGCTATGTCGTGGTCGGTACCGCCGGCCAGTTTAATAAACCTACGGCCTATGCGGCTGTAAATCTCTTTGTAGCCTTTTTTATTGAGGCGCAAACCGCGCTTAATCCGTTTCTCCAAATTATCGGTGGCACAAAGCACAATCCCGCAATGCTCTTCTACCTCGTTGTACATCGATATAAAGAAGTACAGCACCTCGTCGGGCAGTTTGTCGGCCTCGTCCAAAATTATAAGCGGAGCAGTGTCGCGCTTAATGTGATATACAATCTCGTCCATCATCTCACCTACGCTATAACCGCCACTATCGCGACCCATTGCTCTTAACAAATTACTTAAGAACAACCTTGGTCGCCAATAACTGCTACAACTCAGGGCATAAACCTCGTGGTTCTTGCTGGCGTAATCTTTTATGGCGATGCTTTTACCGCTTCCGGCTTCTCCCGTTATGGCCAATACCAGGGCATCGGTTTGCGCATCGCTCATAAATTGCTGCATGGCCACGTAATCTCTTGTTTCCACTATGTTCCACTGTTTTAGGTTTTCGGTACTGTTTTGAACGGCAAACTGCTGTTTTATCTCCCGTTCCATGGCCAACCACAACCCGTCGGCTATGCTGGTCCATTTGCCGGATTTCATGTTGCTAATGGTACCACCACTCACCGTGGTGAGCGTTTTGGCTGCTTTATTGGCACTGCCCTTGTGGTCAACAAAATTGTCTAGCAATTCTACAATTTGCTCTTTGCGGGCTTGGCTTAGCCCTGCTGTTGCGGTCTCAACGATTTGATTGTTCATATATTCATTTTTTTTGTACAGACACCATGCATGGTGTCTATACGGTTAATATTTATTCCAATATCCATTATCAGGTTCTGCATTGCTTACCTCTTTTTGCCACTGGCCAATGTCGTCAACCAGTACGGGTTCTTTCTTCTTGGCCTTTTCTTGTTGAGACGAACGGCCGTGCGTCTCTATGGAAATCCCGCGCATGGGCGGTAATTTCAAACCGTGTTCTTTAGGGTGTCGCCCTTCGCTCTCGAGCATCTCCTCGGTATAGTCATACATTGCTCGGCGTGCATCGTTATTCTCAGTGTTGCGTGCTGCCCAATCCTCACGTTCGCCGGGTAATTGCTCTTGAATGCCTCGGTGCATCGTCACATAAGGTTGCGCAATAGCCTCGAAAATCAACCCCGATGCGCTCTTGCGCCACAACTGCACTATGGTCATATCGTCGGGATCGTACTTCACATAAAACTTTCGGGCACTATGCTCGCGCAGGAATGCCAAATCGGGCTGACCGTCGGCGGTGAGTACCTCGTAGGCGTATTTCTGTTTTTTAACGGTTATTTCTATGCCGCTGGGTCGGTAAGTCGATGGTTTTTCGGTCGTAACCCAAAACATATTCACCATATCCCACATGTCGATTTTGGCGGCCTTTGGGTTTTGGCTTTGACGGTACATCTCTATGCGTGAAATCCCTGTTCTGTGGTGTGGCGCACTGTTCCACTCATCGCGCAAAGCTTTATAAATTTCAATTACCTCATCCAACGACGGCAAACCCTTAGTGTTGGCCAATATCATTTCCATGTTGGCTTTGCTGCGCTCGCTGGTGGCGGTTATGTTCTGTCCGGTAAACATCCATTTTTTATACAATACGCTATTTTGGAATCGACCAAAAACGCTCTCAATCACCTTACTACGTCCGTTGTAGGGCTTGGTAGTGTGTGCCAATCGTGATATGTTATTAAAGAAATCGCCCGATTTTAGTTTCTTGTGACCTCCCTGGTTGTCAAACTTTACCTCGTAGGGTCTAAATCCCGAAAACGTGCAAGCATGCTTAAATGCGTGCCATTGTGCCTCAAAATCTTCCGTAGGACTTACATAAAAACCCAGCAACGTCTCGCTAAACACATCAATAACCTCATACACATTTTGGCTCATGCGCTTTGTAACCGTTTTGCCGTCTTTATCGGTAGTAGTGCCCAAATACCACAGGTTCAGCTTCGTGCCATCGCCTTCCCAAATGCTGTCGCGCATAGTGGGCAATATGGTGCGTTCCTGTCGGGTATATTCCTCTTTTACCTTCAACTCGCCATGCTTGCTGCCCAGCCACTTCCATCGGTTTTCGGGCGCATACAAAAAGTCACGCAAGGTTTGTTCATGTTTAATCTCCTTCCATTTGCGATCGGGCGCTATGGCGTTGTACTCGTCAAACAGGCGTTTCACCGTATATTTGTCCACCGGGTCGGCAAATCGTGCCAACGCCCACTGCTCGCCATCGGCATTCAGTGCCGATCGATTCTGGTTATGTACCCGTGCGCTTATTATCTCTATGTGCCCTTGCTCTTCATACGCCTTCAACTTGCGGCTAAAACTCTGAACATTGCGTGCCACGGTAGTGTGCGGCCACTCTATTTGTAGGTTATCGTGATAAGCCAAATACTTCTGGTAACACAATTTGAGCACCCCGCGAGTATTGTTGCCCGACCGCAAACGCTCCTCAATGGTAGCCCGGTAATCGATACTAACGGCATTCAACACCGCCGCCGTGTTGGCATATTTTTGCTGCAACTTTTCCGGAATATACTTCCCGTTGGGAAACGTGTAGGCAGCGTAGTAAGTAGCCGCTTTCAGGTCGGGCACCACAAGGTAGCCCAAACTACGTCTTTGCGTTGTATCCTCCTCGCTTGCCTCGCGCTCCTCTTTGTAGGGGTCGCCAAATTGGGCTATCACCCAGTCGTAAATATCGGGGCGCATACTGCCATCTACTGCAATCAATGCGGGCGTGTTGCGGCAACCCTGACGCTTAACGTCAAGTTTGCCCGTCCGGCACAACTTGTCGTAATTCGCCTTGCCGATAATGCCGTTTACATTCCGCTTCGACCTTATCAGTTTACTTGCCTCTATGCACCATGTATCTGCGTAGTATATCATATCTCTTCTCTATTTCAACTTTAGTCACCCATTCACCCATTCACCCATTCACCCATTCACCCATTCACCCATTCACCCAGTCACCCAGTCACCCATTCACCCATTCACCCAGTCACTTTTTCACCTTTTGTTCCCGCCGGGGGCTCGAACCCCGGGTGCCTGCCTGTCGGGAAAAACACTACCTTTGAGG